AGCCGATATTAATTTGCTTCGAACCGAAGCGACCAATGACCGCGTGGGAATTGGAATCGCGGCGCCTTTGGCCAAGCTGGGTATAACCCAGACAAGCACGACAGGAGCGGTGCCGTGCATAGAACTGGAACAGCTGGACACAGATTTCGCCTTCACCAACTATAAAGGAACATCAGCTGTCGATAGTTCTTCCAGTATTTCTTCTTCCACGGCTGAAGCTGCTGCTAAATTCGGTGCCGTCATGATTAAAATTAATGGTGTGACAAAATGGATACGCGTTTACGATAGCGCCATTTAGGAGGCTGCATGACTTTAATCAAGGTACAAGTGGCTCCAGGGGTAGACAAGCAGGCTACTGAATACGGTGCAGAAGGGCGTTGGATCAATACGGAAAACGTTCGTTTTCGTTACGGACTTCCGGAAAAAATAGGAGGATGGGCGAAGGTCACGTCCGACGCGCTTGTAGGCGCGGCCAGGGGAATCATCACATGGTTCTCACTCGATGGCGATCAGTACGCAATCACAGGAACAAACAAGAAACTTTACGTCTACCAGAACGGATCGTGGTATGACATCACACCTATAAGATCCACCGGTGCGAGCATAACGGATTTCACAACAACAGATACTTTAACAAGCGTCACCGCGACTGATGCATCCCACGGAGCCATAGAAGGAGATTTTGTCACCATTTCATCCGTGTCAGGAACCGCTAATGGAATTATTGCTGCAAATTTAGAAGGAGAATTTGAAATTCAATCCGTCACTGATACGAATAATTATGTCATCATCGCCAAATCAGCGGCTACTAGCACTGGGGCGGCTACGGTTACAGCGACAGCTGAATACCAGATCAACACCAATCCAGCCACCTCCATACTGGGATACGGATGGGGTGCAGGACCATGGGGTGGGGTCGTCGGCGGACCGGGATGGGGAAAATCCCGTGCGTCCTTGGCAGCTCCCAACAGCGTGGAACTGGATTCAGGAAAGTGGTCATTGGACAACTGGGGTGAAGACGTATTAGCACAACAATTAAATGGCGGACTTTATTACTGGGACACTTCTGCGAGCACGACAACTGTGGGAAGAGCAGTAGATACAACTGTGTCCGCCGCACCTACATCCAGCAGGTTCATGATGGTTTCAGGTACTGACAGGCATGTCATATGCTTTGGAACTGAGACAACCATTGGAAGTGCGACTACACGTGATGACATGTTCATCAGGTGGTGTGATCAGGAGAATGTAAATGACTGGGCACCGACAGCAACCAATACAGCAGGATCCCAAAGACTGACGGCTGGAAGTAAGTTAGTATCATCTAAACGTTCACGTGGCGCCGTTCTGATATGGACGGATACTGCGATGTACCAGATGCAGTTGATTGGTGCACCATTCACATTCGGATTTTCACAACTGGGATCTGCGTGCGGAGCATGCGGACTGCATGCGACAGTGGAGAGTAACGGACGCGCATATTGGATGGGGACTGATTCATTCTTCATGTTTGACGGTTCAGTGCAAAAGATTCCATGTTCCATAGAAGATTTTGTTTTCAAGGACATAGACGCCGCGTCACAAAAGGATACTTTTGCCGCGCTGAACAGTGAATTTAATGAAGTTACCTGGTTTTATGCATCAAGCGGATCCTCGGTCATAGACAGGTTGGCAACTTTTAATTATGCGGAACAAGTGTGGTATAATGGAACATTGTCCCGCTCTTCATGGGCGGACAAGGGAGTGTATCAATATCCCTATGCAACAGAATACAACGCAACTTCTTCAACGGCGAGCATAAGCACCATCACAGGGCTCACTGACGGAAGAAGCTTCATGCATTCACAGGAGAACGGAAACAACGCGGATGGATCCGCACTTAATTCGGAACTGCAATCAGGGGAATTCGTCATACCGGAGGCGGGGGAGAGACTGATGTCAATCAGGCGTTTCATTCCTGACTTCAAGAATTTATCAGGAACCGTTAAGGTTGAACTGGATTTCAAACTGTATCCTGCAAGCAGCACCGTCACCAACGGTCCTTTTGATATAACTACATCCACCACTAAGGTGGACACTCGCGCGAGAGGAAGACAGGGTTCGATCAAGATCACAAGCTCCGCCATTGATACGGCGTGGAGATACGGCACGTACCGTGCGGACGTTCAACCGGATGGAATGAGATAATGGCTTACAGTCCGTTTGGTTTCAGTAATGCTCGTCGAGGATTCGGCCAGCAAGGATTCAATCAAAATCCCTATGATTTCAAGGGGTTGGAATCCCGTCTGGGCAAGATTGAAACAGGAATCGCGGGACTGACGGACCAGTTTAAGAATTTTCCAGGACAGGAAGGAGTTGATCCGGTATACACCGGCGGCACTGCACCAAACCCCTTGGCACCTGCGACACCGACGGGTGGAATTTCATCTTTGCCGGAGGCGGCACCAACACCAGCGGCACCAGCTCCAACACAACAAACACCTTCACCTTTTGGAAGTGGAATAGGTGGAGGACAACTAGGAAGACACATAACATATCAGCCAGGACAGGAAGGTTTCACTCCACTGACCGCGGAACAGTTCGCGGGCCAGCAGGACTTGTGGGGAAGACGGCAGGACTACAATAAGTTTGCCGGCATGGCAGGAGATGTGGCGGGCGTAGGCACAGGAGGCATTCGAAGTCTTCGTGGCGCTAATCCAAGCTTCGGGCATGCGTATGAATCATGGCAGGGAGCGGATCAGTCACAGGGAATGGAGAATTTTCTTCAAAACTATAGTTTTGATCTATCGCCGCAAGGACCGCAAGGACCAAATCGACATGAGTTTATGCAAGAGTTTCAAGCAGCAAATCCTATTGGGCTTGACACGACAGGAACATCTACTTGGTATAACACATATGGTCAGCCAGTTGACATGGATGCTGTTAGGGAGAGGAATAAAAATGAGCGATCGGGGTGGCAGCAAGCGCAGCAAGATTTTCAAAACACCCCTGAGTATCAGACGTGGCAGCAGGAACGGGATGCGTGGCAGCAGAGGGAAGAGGGACGAGGTCCCCTTTCACAGTCCACCATACAGGCGATGGGCGGAGTGCAGTCTTCTTCTCCTATTCCTGACATTGACCCTTTTATTTCAATGGGTCTTGGATCTCCTACGGCAACTCCGACCTATGAAGGTTATATGGATATGGTTAATAGGGGACGAGAAAGCTATAGGCCTCAAACAGCGACATCAACACCTTCATTAGGCGGCCCAATACAACAACAAATTCAACAGGGATTAGGATCCTTAGGATACAACGTATAATGGCACAGATAAACATACCAAGACTTCCTGCGGCTCAGGAGGAGTACAGCAAGGAACAAATCAATCAGATAATCCAGACTCTGGATCAGCTGATAATGCTTCTGAATTTTTCATACACACCAGAACAATTGAAGAACGAAGATGAAGCAATGTCATGGTTTTTAGCTTAGATGGCCAATAATTATAAAAAAGTAATGACGACGGTCACGACCACGGGGGATTCGGCCGCAATTTACACGGTTCCGGCTGAGACGACCACTCTCGTCAAGACGGCGTGGGTGTATAATAATTCAGGAGGAGCGGCGGCGATTACGCTCAAGATGAATTCAACGTCCCTCATGACCAACGCCGCACTGGCCGATAAGGATACGCTATCCTTCTTTTACCTGGCTTCCAGCGACATTGGAGTGATGGAGGCGGGGGACATATTGAAGATCAATAATGACGCGCAGCCGGTGAACGTTTATCTGGCCATACTGGAGATTTCATAATGGTTGATAAACAACATAATACTTGCTATAAGGGGAGATTATGCCTATAAATGATGATGCAGTAATAGAATACGTGGAGATCAACGGGGAACAGGTTCCCAAGGTTGTTGTCCCCGCGGAAATCACCATTACTCACATAGAAACGGGAAAAGAATATGGTTCTGAAAAAGAGGCGCAGGACGACGTTGACAATCCCGCAACGACCACGGCTGTTCATCACATAAGGCGTGATGTAGTCATCAAGGTCGCAATTCACAAAATATTGGAAGGAGTCCTAGGAAAAGTATGATGAAGAATGTAGGCATACAATCAATTAAATTATCCAGAATACTCAGCCGCGTACCTTTCATCGGCGCTTACGCACGAGGTGGAACGGTGACTAAATTCAAGGTTGAAAAGGGACAGGCGAAATGGATCAAGAAATTCATAGAACAGATGAGGAATAAATAATGGTGTGGCCAGGACTGGCAGCA